GGCCCTCGACCAGCCGGCCCGTCACGGTCGTGCCGTCCAGGGTGAACTGCACTTCCTTGGCGTTGGCCTCGACCTGGACGCTGCCGTCACCCGTCGCCATGCCGGCCACGATGTCGAGCACCCGGCGAGGCACCAGCGTCTGCCGGTCGTCCACCGCCTGGTCGGTCTCGGTCTCCACGCACGCGAGCCGCCGGCCGTCCGTGGCCACCCAAGTCGGGTTGCCGTTGGCCACCTCAATCAGCACGGCCCCGAGGGCGTAGCGGCTGCTCTCGGCGTCCGTGGCGTACGTCGTGGCCCTGGCCGCACGGGCGAACTGGTCCGCCGGGAGACGGCACACGGCCTGCAGCTCGCCCGGCTCCCACGTCGGATACTCGGCCACGTCCTCCGTGGGCAGCGTCCACGAGCCGCCACCACACTTCACGGTCACGCTCGGCCCCTTGGCCGTCAGCGTCACGTCCTCGCCCGTCGCGGCCCGGACGATAGCCAAGAGCCGGGCATGCGGCACAAGGAACGGCTCGCACTGCTCGGCGATGGCACGGTCAATCCGCACCTCCAAGTCCGTGCCGGTGACGAGCCCGTCGCCGATGCGGCAGTTGGCCAAGATCGGCTTCGCCGGCCGGGCTGGGGTGGCGTGGTGGATGGCCAGCAGCGCCTCGAGCAGCTCAGCCTTCGGGATCTTCAGGGTAGTACCGGAAGCCTTCGGCCTCGTAGCGGTTGCGGTCGTCATTGGGAGAGTCCTTTCTCTTCACTAGGGAAACGCCCACGGCACACCCGAGGGCGAAGGTTAAGACGTTGAACAACATGCCCAACGCAATGCAGGTGAACTCAGAGACGGTCATGCGGTGCCGCCTTTCTGTGGGCCGTAGTGCAGCGTGAACAGGTGCGCCGCGTCGGCCTCGGCCTGGTCGCGGTCGTGGCTCAACTGGGCGTTCTTCCGCACTACCAAGCGGATGGTGTCGGCGGCCCACTCCAAGAGTTTGCGGCTGTGGTCGTCGATGTGGTCCGACCAGGCGTGTATGGCCAGCATGTCAGCGAGCACCAGCGGTGCCGGGGCCGGGTACGGGTTGTCAGCCTTCATGGACCACCTCAATCCCACGGGGCTTGCCCTGAGCCATGCGGATGTAGCCCTTCCGCTCAAGGGCCTCGAGGTGAACCGTCACGCCGTGCGGCGACTTGATCGACATGGCGGCCGCGATCTCGCGCACGGTCGGCGAGTAGTACGCCATGTGTGCCTTGATCCACTCCAGCACCTCGCGTTGGCGAGAGGTAAGGGGAAGGGGCTCGGTCGGGGTCTCGGTGGTCATAGATCCTCCTCCTTGAGTTTCAACGTCGATGCAACTGCGGCGACTTCGTGGGGCCGGCGGTACGCTGCCGGGCGGTACTGGTCCTTCCACACCTTCGGTGGTGGCTTGTCTTCGGGGCGGCGGCCCACGTCGCGGGTGGTGCCCCCATGGTCCTGACACCGCTGCAGCCACCGCACGAGGAACGCCCGCCAGTTCCGCTTGCCAGCCCGCTTGGGGTTTGCCTTAAGCCACTCAGACGCCTTGGCCAGCTCCTGCTCTAGCACGGCACCGGGGTACGCCGTCGCCCAGCCCTGACGGTCGGCATCGGTAATGCCGCTCCACCCTGCGTCAGCAGCCCACGAGACGAGAGACTTCGCCCGCGAGCGAGACGGCGTAGCCGGCTCAGTCGTGGGAACCGGCGCAGCCGGTTGTAATTCTTCTCTCTTCTCTTCTCCTCTCCTCTCCTCTAGTCCTCTCGCTGTCCGCAAAACGTCCTCGTCACGCGCGGACAATCTGCGGACACTTTTCTGACGAGCATCCAAAAGCCGCCTTTTAGCGGCATTTCCAAACCTTTCCTCCCAGCCTGGAATGGTGACTGTGTCAGCGGTTGACGCTAGCCAGCCAGCCCGCTCAACAGCGGCCCAGAAGGTTTCGTCACCGCCGGCTACCGTGGCAAGCATTGACCGGGGCACCCGAATGGTGCCGTCAGCCGTCACATGCCACGCCCATGACCACAGGCGAACCATCCGACCGACCACGACCTCAATAGGCTCGTGAGTGGTCGCGGCCACCTCTAGCACCTCGGGCTTCGTGCCCAGGTTGCAGTCAATAGGAATCCATTCACCGGCCATCAGCAGCCTCCTCAACCATTTGGATTCGCTGGCCGATCCATGCCATCACTGGCACGGCCATGCTGTTACCGAGGGCGCGATACCGAGGGCCGTCAGACGCAGGCTTGCCCCTGTAGGTGACGGCGGTGTAGCCGTCTGGGAAGCCTTGGAGCCGCTCGCACTCCTTTGGTGTCAGGCGCCTCACGGCCATGGGCGAGATAACGACGCCTTCGACAGGCGTGCCATTGGAACGCCAGCCGCTGCCTGGGTTTGAGCGAAGGCTACTTGAGACCTCGCAAGACGCAACAGCATCGCCAACGAAACCTGTCGTCTGATTCGCCCCGACCGAAAGGGTGTCAGCAACTTCGCAAGCCACGCACTGCGGCTGACCGCCGCCGCTGGGCGACTGCATCGTTATCGTCAACGCGCAGTCTTCTTTGAACTTCGGCGCCTGCTCCGTCGTAAAAGCAACCACCGTCGTCGCCCGCTTGTCGCCTTGGTCAAAGCAGCTCATCGTCGGGCTGACTTCGCCAAGCACCCATGTCTCGTCGTCGGTGGTGCTTTGGGCTCGCTTGGCCTTTGTGTAAGGCGTGACCAGGAAAGTTTGCTGGTGCGTGCCTTGTAGGTTCAAGGCCGTCGAGCAATCGCCTAACTCGCGGACTTCCTCGCGTTGGTTTTGCGCGAATGCGACGAGGTTGTAGCACTCGTCCCCGGCTGGTCTGCCGGTTCCTTTGGCCCATTTGCTGCTGACATTTCCAGTGATGCCTTGAGGGCTAGAGGTAATTCCTTGCCCCGTCGCTCCGCGCGTCGGAGGATTCCCGAGCAGGCTTTCGCGCTCAAATAGTACCGCTGCGGCACGTCGCCAATCTCGAGCGTGTGCGACAACGAACACACGGCGACGGCGCTGGGCGACTCCAAACCACTGAGCGTCCAAAACTCGGTAGGCGAACCCATACCCGAGTTCTGCCAACGCCCCGAGGAAGGTTCCAAAGTCCCTTCCGCCTCCAGACGACAAGACTCCAGGGACGTTCTCCCAGACAACCCAACTGGGACGAAGGACACCAACAAGCTGTACGAATCGGAGGGCCAAGTTGCCACGCGGGTCAGCCAATCCGCCTCGAAGGCCAGCGACGCTGAAGGATTGGCATGGGGTTCCTCCGACAAGAAGCTGAATGTTTCCTGCATCTTTAAGCATCTCCTCCGTGATTGCCGTCATGTCGCCGAGGTTGTTGAACTTCCAATGGTGGTCAACCACTGCGGCCGGGAATGGCTCAATCTCTGAGGTCCAAGCACATTCCCAGCCGAGTGGCTGCCATGCCACATGGGCCGCACCGATGCCGTCGCAGACGCTGGCGTAACGCATCAAACCGACACTCCTTTGCCAGACTTGCGGCATGACAGCATCGCGTTGAACACGAACCGCTCGTCGAACCAATCGCCCCAGTTGCCGTAGGCATAGAGCTCATTGGTCGCCCGCGTGATGATGTGAGTCATGGCAACGTCATCGCCAAACCCTTTGGACATCCGCAGCGGCACTGCACCCATTGAACGCATCTGCTCAAGCGAGATGCCGTACTTGGTGCGAACCTCACGCAAGTAGGGCGACCACTTGCCTTTGTGTGTCCGCCAGTTTTTCTGCAGCTTGTGGCTGCGGCACAGAAGGCCCCAGACGTGCCACGGCTTCAAGGCAACGTCAGCCGCCCTGTTGATGTTGGCAGTCAGATCAGTGAGTTCCGGCGAATACGGATAGTGATCCCGCCCGAACTCGCGGGCTGCGAACGCCAACCAGATCAGCCTGACAACCGGGCCAGCAAGCCGAGCCGTGTGAAGGCCGAGCCGGGCGGCCGGCGGCTCAAGCAAGGCTTCTGCCTTTGCATCGAGCCGCCGGACCATGTCCCATGCTTCGGCGTCAGTAATGACGCTCATGCGACGGCTACCTCCTCAGCCGTCTCAGCGCTGACCCACGCCGGCAGCTTGCGACGAACGCCGATGTTGTAGTACTCCAAGAAGGCGTGGCCGACAGCCTTGTCGCGCGACCCGCCGTGCATGAGCTTGAAGGGCTTTGCCTGCCCGAGCACATGCGACGGCGACTCAGTAGCCATCTTGTTGACCAACCTCTTCAGATCCACGTCGCCGTGGTAGCGGTGGAGGAACAGAGACAGCCCGCCGACCATCGCCTGGTGGTAAGCGTTGTCGTGCCCACCGCCCCACGACTTCTTCAGCGTCTCCAGCACCAGCCGCAAGTGCTCTGGCCCGCCACGCCGGAAGGCATCGCGACAGGCATTGACGCAACTGATTGAGCCGCCCTTGCGGCTCTGCGCCATGCCTGTCACGTTCAGCCCGACGCCGTTGATCACGCCGAGCATCTCGACGGCCTCTTCGTTGCCCTCGGCCACGAGCGCCTTGAACAACTGATGGGCCGACAGGTTGCGTCGACGAGCCCGCTTCCTGAACAAGGCCGCCTCAAAGGACGGCCCTGATGACGGCACCACCTCACACGGCACACGCTGGATGCCGAGCTTCTTTGCGGTAGAAACCCGCTGGAAGCCGTCGATCACCCAGTAAGAGCCGTCCTCCCGCTGGCCGACCAAGATGAAGCCGACCGCCTGCGGGTCATAGTTCCGCTCCATCTCGTTCACATGCGGGATGATCATCTCCCGCTGGTACTCAGCCGCGACGTTAAGTTCGTCAACGTCGATCATCCGCGTCTCTGGCTTCTGAAGGTGCATTTAGCACTCTCCTTTCTTTGCCGTAGAACACCGAACAACCAGCCTCAACGTGAGGCCGGAATGCCTTGCTTTGATCTGTACTCCTGCTCCAAGCAGCCAGCATCGCTCTGCACTGCTCGCCCTGTCCGTTCAACCAGTGCAGTGCGACGCATAACAGCCAGGCGCCTGTTAACCTGTTGCTCGCTCAACCCGCAGCGGCGAGCGATCTCGCACTTGCCAGCCGGCCCCGCGGCCAGCGCCTCGAGGATCCGCCGCTCGTGCTCGCCGAGGAACTCGCGGGCAGACTCGCCGGCGACCTTAGACGTCACCGGGTCGGTGCGGCGAAAGAGCGGGAGCGTTTCAAGCGGGGGCGTATAGAAGTCGTTGCTCATGTCGACTTGTCCTCCATTACTCGCACCGCTCGCGCCTGTCCGCCGATTTGCTCGTCGTCGTCAGCCGACAGCATCGACCTGCCGCACTTGCCTGCCCTGAAAGGACGCTGCCTCTCTTCTTTTGATCGCTGCTTTCTTTTTGCTGCAGAGTCGGACGCTCGACGGCTGCCACACTGCGAGCACCAACGCCACCCGTCGACCCTCGGAAACAGCCCGCAGAAATCGCATGCGTCCGCCATGACACGCATCCTTTCGTGTATTTGCCGGGTTACGCCCGGCGCGACCGCTTCGCCCGCGGAGGCCGGGCTGCGGCTGCGGTGGATTTGCGCCTCTCCCGCTTGGCGACCGCTCCCGTCGTCCGGGTTTCCCCCTGCGGCTGGGGCTTTTTACGCATCTGCTCCCAGGAGTCGTGCCACGCCATGTCAGTCGCTCGCCTCCGGTGGTGGTGTCGGGTCGTATGGCTGCACCTGCTGCCTGGGCTCGTACTTCGCCTCGAGCTCGTTGATGCGGTCGATCAAACGAAACTCCCGCTGATTGAATCGCGTACTCGCGCCACCGAGGTCTTTCACCCAAGCCGCCATCCGGGGCCGACGCAGCCGCTCGAGCTCCCGCACGACGTCGGCCGTGCAGGTAAACGTGTCGTCGATGGTCTCTGGCGGGATCATGTCGTGGCCTCCGTGCCGGCGGCCTCGTGCTCGAACTCCTGGCCCTTGTCCTCGGGCTCGGCGAGCAAAATCTCTGCCTTGTGATGGATGAGATCCACGAGCTCCGACTTCTGCGTCTCGCTGAACACGCCCTCGGCTGCCCGCTTGTCGACGAGCGTTCGCAGGGCGTCGAGCATGTCGAGATTGGTGGCCCGGCTGACCGCCACGCGGGCCCGCCCCATCGGGTCGTCGATGGGCGACTGCGGCGCGAACGACGTCGGGTGCGTGACCGTGACGCCGCCCCTGACTGGCGTCTGGGTGGGCGTCTGGGCCGGCTCGGACGTCGGGTAGTCCTGGGCCTCCTCGGCGGTGATGAGGCCACGCAGGGCGTCTGCGAAGGCGTTCCGCAGGGCGAAGCCTCGGGCACGCAGAGCCAACATCCTGGCAGGGTATTGGGTCCACGGCCC